TCTGGTCACGCTGTATTCAAACAAGACTGACACGCTGGTCAGCAAGCCCCCGCTGCTGGACATCGCATATCTGAACCTGGCCCACTTCCAGCGCCAAGCAGATCTCATCCACAGCCTCCACATCGCATCTCAGCCGATGCTTGTCCTTGAGGGCTGGGACGACCAGACCAAGGACATGGCCATCAGCGTGAACTACGCAATGGCCACCCAACCGGGCAACAAGGTCTACTACGTCGAGCCCGCATCGAGTGCTTTTGAAGCCCAAAGCGCCGAAATCAAGGAATTGCAGCAGCAGATGGCCACTCTGGGCATCAGCACGCTGAGCCAGCAAAAGTTTGTCGCTGAGTCTGCCGACGCCCGCCGCCTCGATCGCGTTGACACCAACTCAATGATGTCGATGGTCTCCATGGACCTCGAACAAAGCCTCCAAAAGAGCTTCAACCTTGCCGCCGATTACTTGCAGCTGGAACCGCCCGAAGTCAAGATCAGCCGCGACTTCGACATGGATCGCCTGATCGGCCAAGACATCACTGCACTTAACGCATTGTTTGGTCAGGGTGTGCTGGATCGCGAAGAGTTCCGTCAAATCCTTGTGCAGGGCGAGGTTCTACCTACAGCAACAGAATCTGTGTAGTGCAGTAGAGTAAATCTGCACTGTATTTCTTTGTCATGGAGAAGCACCTTGACAAAGTTCTTCAGCCCGACGGTTCATACAAGTGGGAACTTGTAGAGCTTCGTGCTGAAAACTTGTACGAGAAGGACAAGCCGGCCCCTGCACCCCGCAAGCGCCGCACCAAGGCAGAAGAACCTGCTGCCGAAGCCCCCGAAACCACTGAAACTGAAGCTTGATTATGGAAGAGCAAGTCATCCAGGAGACACCAGTGGTGACTCCTGACCAGCCCGTGGCTGGAGCCGACACCGCTCCTCAAATTGACCAATCTGCCCAGCTTCGCGCTGAGTATGAGGGTCAACTTGCTGCTTTTAAGGCTCAAGCTGCTGAGGCCGAGGAGAAGTTCCAAGGCATCAAGTCCAAGCTTGATGAGGTCTACAAAAAGCAGGACGACCAGCGCAAGCAAACGCTGGAAGACCAAGGGCAGTGGAAGGACCTCTGGGAAGAGGCCAACAAAACTGCCCAAGACAAAGACCTGCAGATCAACGACCTGCAGCGTCAGTTAGAGGAACTCCGCACCTCTAACGAAACTGCCGCGATGAAAACCAGCGCCATGTCTGCCATCAGCCAGGCTGGCGCTATCAACGCCGAGCAGATGTTGCAGCTCTTGCAAAACAACCTCCGCAAAAACGACAGCGGCAACGTTGTTGTTTTGAATGGCGGTGTTGAGCAAGACATCAACACCTACCTTTCTAACTTGAAGAATCCGGGCTCAGGTTATGAGCACCACTTCAAGCCAAGCAGTGCAGCTGGAATGGGCGCAAAACCCACTCCCAACAGTGCGATTGCACCTGGAATGGCTAACCCTTGGAAGGAAGGTAGTATTAACCTAACGAGGCAAATGGCCTTGGAAGCCAGCGACCCCGACCTTGCAGCCGTGCTGAAAAGGGAAGCGGGTCGCTAAGTCCCCGTGGGACACCACTCAAGTCTGTGACTTGAACCACGTAAACCTTTCCCCTGGAGATTGAAATGGCCGCCCCATTTCAGAACTATTCCGGCGGTGTCCTTCTGGCGGACATCGTCAAGCGTAATAATCTCAGCACTTATGTGTCTGAGGCGATCAAAGAGCGCAGCCTCTTCCTGAAGAGCGGCGCTGTTGTTCGCAACTCCCTGCTGGATGCCCGCGAAGGCGGCACCCGCATTCAGGTCCCCGAGTTCAACCCCGTGTCTCCCACTGAGGAGATCATGGACGGCACCGCCACCTGGGGCACCAGCGAGGCCGGCTACCTGACCCCTCAAAAGATCGGGACCGGAACCCAAGTTGCAACCATCTGCCATCGCGGTTTTGCGTATGCCGTGGATGACGTTGCAGTTCTGGCTGCTGGTGAAGACCCCATGCTTCACATCCGCAACCAGCTGGCCGACGCCATCAACAAGCTGAACAGCGCCCGCCTGTTCAACCAGCTTTCCGGTCTGTTCGGTACTGCTCTATCGGCCAATGCGCTGGACAAGGCAGTCGCCGCCGCTGACGGTGGTGCTGAGGCCAACTTCCTGACTGCTGCCACCGTGGCAGAAGCTCGCTCGCTCCTGGGTGAGCGCGGCGAAGAACTCGACACCCTCGTCGTCCACCCCTCGGTTGCCTACTACCTGTATCAGGTGGGCATGCTGACCTTCTCCACCTCTTCACTGGCCGCTTCTGGCGCAGTGACCTGGGGCGGTGGCGGCGTGGGCATCGGTGCGCGCGAAGTGGGCCAGTTTGCCGGTATGCGCGTCGTGGTTGACACCCAAGTCAACACCGTCGCACCTGGCACCGCCGGCCACCAGCGCGAGTTCTACTGCTACCTGATCAAGTCCGGCACCATCCTTGAGGGTGTGCAGTCGGATCTGCGGATCGAGGCAGACCGCAACGTGCTGTCCAAGCAGGACGTGCTCTCGGTTGACTACCACTCCACCTATCACGTGATGGGCACCAAGTGGGATGATTCCGGCGACAACCCGACCAACGCCAACCTGGCTGACTCCAGCAACTGGGCAGCCACCTACGACGTTGATCTGATCCCCATGGTTCAGCTCACCGTCAACAGCCCCCTGGACACCACCACCATCTGATCTACCGTTCGGATGTTGAGAGGCAGGACCCCACCTTCGGGTGGGGTTTTTTATTGCCGCTAGACTGACAAAAAGTATGTTGTAGTGCTGTGGCCGCAACTATCAACGCCACATTGAAGAGCGAGACAGCTAACAGCTACGTGACGCTGGCCGCCGCAGACTCATATTTCGAGACGGTCCCTGACTCTGCGACTTGGGACGACAAGACCGATGACGCCAAAAACCGCGCCCTGATTTCAGCCACCCGCTGGATCGACAGCCTGAATTTTTACGGTGATCGTTGCGATAACGACCAAGCGCTGAAGTGGCCCCGCAACAACTACCACGTCGATAGCGTCGAGCTGACCTGCAGCGAAATCCCCGCCGAAATCAAATACGCCACCTACGAACTTGCACGTGCATTAGCTAACGACACTGGTGCCATCACCGACTCCACTGGTGATACTGGCTTGTACGAAGCAGTCGAACTCGGTGACATCAAAGTCAAGTACAACAAGGCAAGCCAAGCCACTGGAACCGTCAACAACGTCTTCGACGTTTATCCTTGGCTGCAGTCTTATCTTGGCGCTTATTGCCTTGGAGGTAGCGGCAGCTATCAAGTACGTGTTGTGAGGGGTTAATCATGGCTGGCGCACTCGACACTGCCTTCAAAGCAATCGCCAAATCAGTGGTGGCAGACCTTGGTACTGCTCTCGACACCAGTATCACTTATGTGCGCAAGACCGCCCCGTCTTACGACGTAGACACTGGCGCAGTGACGACTACTGATACCAGCTACTCCAGCATTAAAGTCCCGATCGAATTTATCCGTTCCGACGAAGAGAACGGCTATCAAGAAAATACCGCTCGGGTGTATGTCACCCCCAACCTGATTGGCAACAACCAACCCAGCTTGCAGGACGAAATCTCCTTGACATTTGCTGGATCTTCTCGCGTTGCAAAACTCCAAGACATCCAGACCTATCGGGGTGGTCAGGAGTATTTGTACGTTCTCACGGTGGTCTTCTGATGACACTCGTCAACACCCGCGCTGCCTTCGAGAAGGCCCTCAACACCGCTATCACCGACGCAGATAGCAGTGTTTCGGTGGTGTTTGACAACATGCCGTACACCACACCCGGCAAAGACACCAGCTACGTGCTGGTCAACATCAACTTCAGCCAATCCACGTACCAGCCGCATGGTGCAGCGATCGATTACTACGGCGGCACTATTCGATGTGCCATTTTCACGCCAATGAATCGCGGTAGTGCTGCAGCTGCTGCCATTGCTGAATCTGTGATCGACGGCCTGACTTCAGTCAACGCTTCGGGCTACACCGACAGCTATTCCGCCCGCCCGCACGTTGGCACGATTGCAGGACCCTCTGCTGTTGCCAGCGAAAACGACAGCCACTTCCTGAGCGTTATCACCTGCAATTTCACAGCTACACACTGATGGCTAGGGGTATTGGCTGGCTCGCAAAGGATCTCAAGCGAGAGATCGAAAAAGCTCGCGCCGACGCTGGCCCCATCATCATCCAAGCCCTCGTCGAAGACGGCCCTTGGTGGACTGGCACATTTGGCCGCAGCTGGGAACTCAGCGACCAACCCCTAAAACCAACAGAGAAGCGCGAAGGCGACTGGCGCGACTCAAATATGCCCACATCAAGGATCCCTCCCAACGTCGCCGCGCTAAAGCTCCCGCTAAACAGTCCGCTTTATATCGGCAACACTGTTGAGTACGCCGGCTTCGCGGTCAACAACCCCAACGCCACGCGTCAGGGCAAGACTTACGAAGAACACGGGCAGGTATTCAAACTCACAGCCAAGGCACGCAATCCCGACTGGTTTAACGTCTACACCGCTCACAACGAAAACGCCGAGATCTTGAAGGACTTGAGCAAGGCGTTCGTGGGTAGAGGCTTCAAGATGAGCGCTGTATAGTGTAATAGTCAAGTCTAATTTTTATGGCTGGTACAAGAGCAATCGACAAGCTGCGGAAGGCGTTTAGCGTCGAAGCCCGCAGCAGCTACACGATTAAGGACGGCGACACAGTTGTACTAAAGGTTTTCTGGCGCCCTCTGACGATCGCCGACCGTGACCGCATCAACGATGTGATCAAAACCCTGAACAAGGGCGACGACGAAAACAGCCTGGAGTTTGCGCTCCAGACCATCATCCAAAAAGCCGAGGATGAAGGGGGCGTTAAGCTGTTCAGCCAGGGCGATCGCGCTGCATTGCGCAACGAGCTACCGATGTCAATTTTGATCGACATCATGACCAAGATGCAGGGCATGGCAGAGGGGGTTGAGCCGGAGGCCGTAAAAAGCGCAGATTGATAAGGACCCGCAGCTTTACCTGCAGTTCTTTATCGCAGAAACGCTGGGCATGACGCTGGCCGAACTACGCCAGCGCATGTCCACCGAAGAGTTGTTCGCCTGGAGCGCTTACTTGAACCTCAAGTCCGAGCGTGAGGAGAAGGCGTACGAACGTGCCCGCCAAGAGGCCCAGTACCGCAGAGTTCGCTAATCTGGATCTACTAGGCGGGCGTTTTCTGTGGCTGGCGTCAACTACGAAGTAAATATCCAGCTGAACGCCAAGACGCTCGATAAGCAACTCAGCGACCTTGAAAAAAGGGTAAACAACCTCAAGAAAAACCTCGCTGCACCTTTGCGTGGGGACGAGTCTGCAGCCCGGCGTGCCGTAGCTACTGAGCAAAAACGCGCACGATTAGCGGAGCGTCGTCAAGCAACACAGATCGTTACTTTTAACTTAGGGCGCAAGGTTAATGAGCTAGAGGCAAGAGGTGTAGATGTAAGCAAGATCAGAGAAAAACTAAATAAAGCAGCACTCGAAAATGACAAGGGTCGCCTCACATTGGCGCGTGCGCAAAATAGCGTTGCCCGCACCCTAATTAACCAAGAACAAGCAAAGCTGCGTATATCAACTAAAGCTGGCCGTATGCAGGCCGAAAATATTGACGCACTGTATAAAGCCCGGGTAAAGCGCTACACCCTAGATCAACAAATTCGTCGATTAGAGGAGGCCGGTGTAAATACGACCAAATTACGTGCGCAGCTAGGCGAAGCCACTACAGCACAAGCACGTAGACAGTTCGGAAGTTTCAAACAGATAACAGGTGAACTGTCTTTAGCAATTCGCAAAGAGCGTGACAAGTTAGCGCTGCAAATACGTCAAACACGTGAGCTTGAGCGCCAGCGAAAGCTTGGCATGGGAACTGGCGCCACTTCACCCATCGGCGGTACACCGCAGATGGTCGGTTCGCCCGCGTATAAGACACGACAGCTAAACCTAAACGCGAACTGGACTAAATTCTTAGGCGACCTAAACGATACGGCGCAGATTATCAACGCGACACGTGCAAACAACGCACGAGTAAATCAGTTCAAAAAAGCACAGATAAATCGAAACTGGGGATTATTCCTCGATCAGTTAAACGAAACTTCTCGTGTTATTCAGCAATCAGCAAAGGCCGGACAACGTAAAAAACGTAATGAGCGTCTCCAAGGTGTCGCACTTGGCGCCGGCTTCCCGCTGTTGTTCGGCGGCGGCCCCGGCGCAGTCCTTGGTGGTGCGGCTGGCGGTTTAGTTGGCGGGCCAGCCGGCTTTGCCGCTCAGATCGCCCTTAGTGCCTTAGGTCAACAGCTCGACAAGTTTGTTGGCTCCACTTCGGAGGCATCAAAGGCGTTTACGTCTACGTCTAAAGCGTTTGAGTTCGTACGCGAAAAAAGCTTGTTCAGCTCTCAACAAATTGAAGCCCGTGCCATCGAACTAGAGAAACAAGGTAAAGCCGAAGAATTAGCCAAGTTACTGACTGAAGAGTTGACTACAGTTATTGGCACCGACGGCGTTAAAAGCCTGAAGTTGCTTGGGGATGAGACAAGCGAAGTCACACGTCTTTGGGCACAACTAACACTGCAACTCCAAGCTCTGATTGCAGGACCGCTGTCTAATTTCTTGAAGCTTGTAAGCCAGTTTGTTGGCGGAATTACTCTGCGTAGCCAATTCAGTGCCCTGGAGCAGAGCGTTACTCCAGCGCAGGCAAAACGCTTACAGGAGATCTTGACGGAAAAGAGGGGCACTAGAACGATTTCCGCTCCACAACAGCGTGCAGCTCTAAGCGATCCGCGTCTACAAATAGCACCCATCACAAAAGACCTTGGTAAGCAGATAACGCTGCCCGGAACAATTACAAACGAAGTTCTGCGTCAAACGCTTGAGCAGGCTGCTAAAGAGGGGATCAAAGCTCCGGCAACGCCGCTCATTCCGGTCACACCTCTAGATACGCTTGGTATTACACCTCCCAAAACTAAAAAAGGCCGCCGCAGCCGTCTTCCTGATCTGGTAGCCGAGGGAGCAAAACTACAAGAACTTCTAGGACTGGAGCAAAAGCGATCTGAGTTGATGCTTAACCAAGACAAGATGGGTTTAGCCCGTCTTGATTATCAGCGCGAATTGCTCGGTTTTACGCAGGAGGAAACCAAGATTCGGGAGAGCGACGTACCTAACGAAGAGAAGCTACAAGCGCTTAAGAATGTCGATTACGAACGTCAAATTGCGGGCATCGAGCTTGAAAGAGAATTGGCACAGATTCAAAAAGACCGCAATCAAGAAAACATGGACGCCTTACAAAAACATATCGAAGCTCAATACGAATTGAATTTTGCCGTGCAAGCGCAACTGCAGCTAGCACAATCAGTAGCAGAGACCATGGGCACAGGCATGGCCAGTGCTTTCGATCTACTCATTACAGGAGCAGAAAACTGGAGCAACTCTTTGCGTAATATTGCAGCTACCGTTCTTCAAGATATTGCTCGCCAGCTAATTCAAATTTACATAATTGAGCAAGCAGTAGGTTTCATGAAAAACCTACTCACACCGTTCGATGCTTCGACTCCTCTGGGTGCAGGAGGGGGCAAAGTAGGAAAATACGGCACATTTGGTCCAAACTACGGTATTCCGCAGCGTGCTATCGGTGGTCCAGTTTCTGCCGGCCAGCCTTACATGGTGGGCGAACGCGGCCCCGAGATGTTTGTCCCCGGCGCCCAAGGCAACATTGTTCCTACTTCTGGAATGGGCGGTGCCAACATCGTGGTTAATGTGGATGCAACTGGCAGCAGTGTCGAGGGCAATGCCAACGAGCAAAAACAGCTTGGCGAAGCCATTGGCGTTGCTATCCGTCAAGAGCTGATCAAACAGAAGCGTCCTGGAGGCTTGCTCGCCTAATGGCTACTTTCCCTTCGATTACACCTGCATACGGCGCTTCAAAAACTAGCCGTCCTAGGACTAGAACGATTCAGTTTGGCGATGGCTATCAGAGCAGGCTGCTTTACGGCCTTCCCGAGCACATGAATCCAAAGGAGTGGGACCTCACTTGGAACGTATCGGAGGCTGACGCCGACACGATCGAAGATTTCTTGGACGCTAGGGCTGAGGATTCAGCCAGTTTTGACTGGAGCCCCTTGGACGAGACGGACACCTACAAGTGGATCTGTCCTGAGTGGCAGAAGTCGATTCCTTACACGGGTAGGGCAACAATTACGGCACGGTTTGTCCAAGTATTTGAGCCCTGATGGCAATACCTGTTTCCGAGCTTCAGAAGATCAACCCGAGCAGCATTATCGAGCTGTTCGAGCTGGAACTGTCTGCAACGCTGCATGGCACATCAACGACCTACCGGTTCCACCCTGGGATTAACGCCGTGGGTTCTGGAGCGCAGGACATTATTTGGAATAGCAATACCTACACCAAGCTGCCGATCGAGGTTGAGGGGTTTGAGTACAACGCTGAAAGCGGAAGCCTGCCTCGTCCCAGGATTACTGTTGCCAACTTGTTAGGCAGCATTACTGCCATTCTGCTGGACGTAAACACGACCACTGCAGGCAACGACCTAACGGGCGCTAAGTTCACGCGGATCCGCACTTTGGCGCGGTACTTGGACAACGATAATTTTGACGGCGACAACCCTTTTGGAACGCCTGACGCTACGGCTGAATTTCCGAAGGAGATTTACTACGTTGCCCGAAAGGTCAGTGAGGGCCGCGATGTTGTGCAGTTTGAGCTGGCGGCGTCGTTTGACTTAGCAGGCGTTCGTGCTCCAAAGCGGCACTGCAGTCAAAACCTGTGCCCGTGGATCTACAAGGGTTCCGAATGTACCTACAGCGGCACCGACTATTTCGACGAGAATGACGAATCAGTCGATGACGCGGCTGATGACGTATGCGGCAAAAAACTAAGTAGCTGCGAGGCTCGATTTGGGGAGAACAACGCACTACCCTTCGGGGGATTCCCCGGCATTGGTGCGTTTAACGGATGAAGGCAGCAGCTAAAGCAAAAGCACTGGAGCACGCAAAGGCGGAAGATCCGCGTGAATCATGTGGTTTGCTGCTTGTCATCAAGGGGCGGGAGAAATATTGGCCATGTAAAAACCTGGCTGAGACTAACGAGTTTTTCATTCTTGATCCAGTCGATTACGCGGCCGCTGAAGACAAGGGTGAAGTCGTAGCAGTCGTCCATAGTCATCCCGTTACGCCGCCGATTCCTAGTGAAGCGGATCGGATTGCGTGTGAGAAGTCTGGCCTGCCTTGGTACATCGTCAATCCCAAGCTGGAGACCTGGGGACAGTGTGAGCCTGAGGGTTATCGCGCCCCACTGATTGGCCGCTCTTGGGTTTGGGGCGTCACCGACTGCTGGACGCTAGTGCGCGACTGGTACGGAGAGCAGGGCTTGGAGCTGCCCGACTGGGATCGTCCCACAACACCGGATGAGTTCAACGAAAACCCGATGTTTGACGGGTGTTGGGAAGAGGCTGGTTTTTATGAGGTGGATATTGCGGAGATGCAGGCAGGGGATGCGATGTTGATGGCAATTGACTCCAGCAAGTTGAATCACGTTGGGGTCTACATCGGAGACCAAACGGTGTTGCATCACCTGCGTGGTCGTTTGAGTAGTCGGGATTTATTGGGCGAGTGGCTCTTAAAATGCACAGGACGGGTGTTGCGGCATGGAACGAGAAGTTAAGGTCTATGGTCCGCTTGCCAAGTTTGTTGGCCAACGGCGGTTTTTAGCTGAGATCAGCAGCGCTGGCGAAGCTATACGAATGCTGCTCGCTAATTTTCCGGGACTGGAACGCCACATGGCGGACCAGCACTACAAGGTGATTGTGGATGGGTATGACTCTGATTTAGAGGAGTTGAATCATCCAGCGAGTCAAACCATCAAGATCGTTCCAGTGCTTGGCGGTGCTGGCGGTGGAACGGGCAAGATTTTGGCCGGTGTTGCCTTAGTTGCTGCTGCCATTATTTTTGCTCCCGCTGCAGGTGGTTTTCTTGGTATAGGCGGCTCTGGTGCGGCTACCGCAGCAACAGGATTCACGATGGGAGCGGTAGCGTCGCAAGTTGTCGGCGCGATTGGCCTATCACTGGTTCTTGGCGGTGTTTCTCAGCTTTTAAGTCCGACGCCCCAAATTGGTCAAATTGGTCCAGCACGTCAATCTCTTGGTGGAGGCCGCAACACCACGACAGAGGGAACTGAAATGGACCCTCAAGAATCGTACAGCTTCAGCGGGATACAAAACACGTCCCGGATGGGTCTACCAGTACCACTGGTCTATGGCGAAACTATTGTTGGATCGGTGGTGATTTCTGCCGGCATCGACGTTGACACGATCTGACATGGCCAAGAAAGACCGTAAGCAGATCATCGGTGCTGGTGGTGGTGGCGGTGGCAGTAGCCAACCGGTTGTCCAGCAAACGGTTGTTGTTCAACAGGCGGCGCCACCTGCTGTTCGCACGCCAACTCGCCAAGCTGACAACCTTGCCAGCAGTGCTCATGCCACGATTCTGGACATGATCAGTGAGGGCGAGATTGAAGGATTTCCTTCGGCTCGTGACTACACCCGTGGCACCGATAACTACAACAAGGCTCTACTCAAGGATGTATTTCTAACTGATACGCCAATTTTGCGTTCTGGAGCGGATGTCACCGACCTGAGCGACACGGATTACAACTTCAAAGGCGTTACGGTCACAACCCGCTACGGCACCAACGCCCAAACCCATATTGACGTAAAGGGTTTTGGCGACGTTGAGAATATCGTTTCGGTCAACACTGAAGTTGTCCAAGCAACGGCTGTAACGCGCCAGATCACCAACAGCAACGTGGATGCAGTGCGCGTCAGCATTGCGATTCCACGACTGGAGCGATCAACAAACGAAGGCGACATCCTTGGAACAAGCGTCAGTTTGGACATCGAAATCCAGTACAACGGCGGTGGCTTTACCAAGGTCAAAGACGCAGACATCAGCGGTCGCACTGCCGACAAGTACGAGCGAGATTATTTGATTGCACTTGATGGAACGTTTCCGGTTGATATTCGCGTCACTCGCGTTTCAGCGGATAGCAGCGACACGAATGTCAGCCCAACGTTTTGGTCGTCTTATACCGAAATCATCCGTAAAAAGCTGCGCTATCCCAACAGCGCGTTAGCGGCAGTCCGGTTTTCTGCTGAGCAGTTCAACAGCATTCCATCGCGGTCCTATCGGATCCGTGGCATCAAGGTCAAGATCCCAAACAACGCAACCGTTGACGCTGCCACCGGCAGGCTGACGTATAGCGGCACGTGGACTGGAACGTTTGGCGCTGCGCAATGGACAACTTGCCCGGCGTGGATTCTGTACGACCTGCTCATAAATAAGCGGTATGGCTTTGGCGACCACGTTGCTGAAGCACAGCTGGACAAGTTTGCGTTCCTTGCCGCCAGTAAACACGCCAACGAGTTGGTCGATGACGGCCAAGGCGGAGAGGAGGCGCGATTTAGTTGCAACGTTCTGATCCAGAACCAGTACGAGGCTTACAAGCTGGTCAACGACTTGTGCTCAGTAATGCGAGCGCAGCCGTTCTGGTCAACTGGTTCGTTGACGATTTCGCAGGACAAGCCGACTGACTCGACGTACCTGTTCAACCGCTCCAATGTGTTGGAGCCTGGCTTTAGCTATGCGGGCTCTGACCTAAAAACCCGTCACACGGTTGCAATCGTCAGCTACTTGGACCTAGAGACCAGGGAGCAGAACTACGAGCTGGTCGAAGATCGCGATGCGATCGAGAAGTATGGCTGGGTCGCAACGCAGGTCAAGGCGTTTGCTTGCACTTCACGTGGTCAAGCCCATCGACTTGGGACGTGGATTCTGTATTCCGAGCAAAACGAAACTGACGTTGTGAGCTTCACGGCGTCGTTGGAAGCCGGTGTACTGGTGCGTCCAGGCAACGTGATTGATATTCAGGATCCAGTTAGGGCTGGCGTTCGTTTTGGCGGACGGATTGCTGGTGCAGGCGACAACACGATCAACGTTGACGATGCCACTGGTCTGCCTGAAGACAACGCAACCCTCAGCGTGTTGCTGCCCGACGGCACCTTAGAAACCAAGGACATCACTGACCGCACTGGAACGCTGATCACAGTTGATGGTGACTGGACTGAACGCCCCAACATCAACAGCGTCTGGGTGATTCAGACCACGGCAGTCGAGACGCAAAAGTTCCGCGTCTTGACCGTGCAGGAAAAAGAAGGGCACCTGTATGCAATCACGGCGCTTTCGTACAACGAGAGCAAGTTTGCCCATGTGGAACGTGGGGACACGCTTTCCACGCGGTCAATTACAGACCTCAATCCTGTTCCTGATCCGCCGACCAGCTTGCAGGCTGAGGAAGAGTTTTACGAATCCAACGACAAAGCGCGAGTCAAGATCAAGGTCAGCTGGGCAAGCGTCAAGGGCGTTCCGCAGTACAAGGTGCGTTATCGCCATGACGATGACAACTGGGAGCAAACCACGGTTGTCAAAACAGACCACGAGATCCTGGATACTCGCGCTGGCAAGTACACGATCGAGGTCTACAGCATTAACTCACTGGGGCGGCAGTCATCTGACTTTGCCAGTTTGACGTTTAACGCGATTGGCAAAACTGCAGTTCCAGGCAACGTTCTCAATCTGAGCTTTGAGGCGACTAGCGATAAGGAAGGCACGCTGAAGTGGGACGAGACCGTTGATTTGGACGTGCAGCACGGCGGCAAGGTTCACATCCGCCACAACAGCCTGACGGACGGTTCTGCCACGTGGTCTAACTCGGTTGACCTGATTGAGGCTGTTGCTGGTAACTCCACCAGCGCAAAGATCTCATTGATTGAGGGTGAAATCCTCGTCAAGTTTGCTGATGATGGCGGACGGCAAAGCACTGATGCCACCAGCGTCATCATCGACCTGCCGGCAACGCGAAACAAGCTGTTGCTGCAAGCACGACGAGAGGATCAGGACTCGCCTCCGTTCCAAGGCAACCGTGAGGATTGCTTCTACAGCGAAGATCAAGACGCGCTCACGCTGTCAAGCACGGCAGATATTGACGATAAAACCGAGGACATTGATGACTGGGGCAACCTTGACTCCCTAGGCGACACCGAGGCTGATGGTGAATACACCTTCGTCAATACGCTGGATCTTGGGGATGTTTTCTCACTAGATCTCAAACGTCGTTTCGTCACTCGGGGTTACTATCCCGACGATCTGATCGACGAAAAGACGGAAAACATTGACAAGTGGGGCAAATTTGACGGTGACGAAGCTGACGCAGTCAACGCCAAGCTTTACGTGCGAAAAACAGATGACGACCCCAGCGGATCGCCTACTTACGATGACTGGTCCGAGTTCAGCAACGGCACCTTCAAGGCACGTGCGTTCCAGTTCAAGGCGGAACTGACCAGCACCGATACCGCTCAAAACATCCTGGTCGATGAGCTGGGTTACGTGGCTGAACTGGAGCGAAGGACGGAAAGCAGCGACGAAGCGGTGGCCAGCGGTACAAGCGCCAAGGCGATCACGTTTGAAAACCCGTTTTTCACTGGAACGGCCAGCCTGTTGGGCACAAACAGCAAGCTTCCGAGTATTGGCATCACAGCTCAGAACATGCAGAGCGGTGATTACTTCACGGTGAGCAGCGTTTCAGCTACTGGTTTTAGCGTCCAGTTCTTCAACTCGTCGGATACGGGCATCGACCGTAACTTTAACTGGAGCGCTGTGGGCTATGGCAAAGGAGAGTAAAGTGAGCAAAAGACTGCGTAGGCGGCTGTGGCAACCCACGACTACAACTTAGCCAACCAGGATGGCGCGAGTTTCCGTTCTGATGCGAACAACGCGCTGAGCGCGATCGTCAGCAACAACAGCTCATCGACTGAGCCGGCAACGACATTTGCGTTCCAGTGGTGGATTGATACCAATAACACCCTGCTGAAGATCCGCAATGCAGCCAACGACGGATGGGTAACGGTTGGCGATTACAGCTCCACCAACCTTGGCTTGCTGACCAGCGCCACGGCTAACAGCACTTACTTGGCCCTGGCAGGCGGCACGCTCACTGGCGCGTTGAACATCGGCACCGCTGGTTCGGTGGTGTTTGAGGGTGCCACTGCCAACGACTTTGAGACCACCCTGGCGGTCACTGATCCGACGGCTGACAGAACTTTCACGCTGCCTGATGCAACGACGACCGCTGCCGGTCTTGCTGTAGCTCAGACCTTTACCAAGGCACAACGCGGCAGCATCTCCGCGATCACGGTTGCCTCAGGTGACACGACCGAAACGTTGGATTTTGCGACGGCAAACAACTTCGCACTGACGCTTGAGAACACTGCATCTTGCACGCTGGCGAATCCCAGCAACCTGACGGCAGGGCAGAGCGGTTCAATCTTCGTCGTGCAAGACAGTACAGGCGGTCGATTATTGACGTATGGATCGCAGTGGGACTTTGCGGGCGGAACCGCGCCTACTCTGTCCACGGCTGCATCGGCGGTTGATCGTATTGATTACGTCGTCCGCACCACCAGTTCAATCCACGCCGTCTTCACTGCTAACTACTCATGAGCATCATTGGTAGCAATATCCTTGCTGGTGCTGCTGGCAGCGGTGTTAGCGCGTATGAAATCGAGCAGAGCTTGCGGTTTGATGGCGGCTCTTACTTAAACCGAACTCCTGGTTCCGCTGGCAACCGCAGGACTTGCACGCTTAGTTTTTGGTTTAAGTGGGCATCTCAAGGCGGCGAAGGTGTTTTTCTTTGGGCAAGCGGGCGCACAAAACTTGCTATTGATCCTGGCGGATTCGATGCGCTTTCACTTGATGATTATGACGGTTCATACAACATAAGAAAACTGACAACTCAGAGCCTGCGAGATCCTTCGGCTTGGTATCACGCTGTCGTTGTCATGGATACAACTAATGCGACGGCAGGTGACAGGCACCGACTGTACTTGAACGGAGAAAGAGTAACTGCTTTTTCAACCTCTACCGACTCAGGTCAAAACTTTGACACTGAATGGAATAATAACGTTGAGCATAGAATCGGCGCGGACAATAATCCTTTTTATTTCAGAGGCTATATCGCAGAGATGCATATGCTTGACGGCACTGCCGTTACTAATGCAGAAGATTTCGGCGAACTCGACAACAACGGTGTCTGGCGTCCCATTGAGTACACCGGCTCCTACGGTACCAACGGCTTCTACCTGAAGTTCGACCCCACTGCCACCAACGGCATCGGTCACGACCATAGCGGCAACGGCAATAACTTCTCGCCTAATGGCTTCACCACCTCCGGCACTGGAACGGACGTGATGAGCGATACGCCGACGAATAACTTTGCGACGCTTAATGCAGCTTATACGCCAAATGACATGTCGTTTGCGGACGGCAATTTATATTTTGCGCCTACAACATCGGGATGGCGTTCGGCTCAGTCAACGATTGGCGTAACAGGCAGCGGAAAGTATTACTGCGAAATGAAGCTTAGCAGTATCAACTCAGCTCGCATCGCATTGACTTCCATTCAAGACACCGACTTGTTTAATGTTGGTGCCACTAGTTACACAAACAACGGCGTCATTGTGGACGCTGATGGCAATCAAATTACATCAGGTGCAAGTTGGACTTCGGGTGATGTGATGGCTTTGGCGATTGATATGGACAACGGTTCTGTTGCTTATTACAAGAACGGCAGTCTACAGCAGACAGTAACGGGATTAGATACCAGCAAACACTGGAGACCAGCCATCCTTGCTTACACTTCCAGCACCAATGGTTATTTCAACTTCGGACAGAGAGCATTTGAGCAGACTCCGCCAACCGGATTTAATCCAATAAGCACGTCGAACCTCCCCGCGCCGGACATTGCCGATGGGTCGGATTATTTCAATACGGTTACTTACACAGGCAACGGATCCACTCAGTCGATTACTGGCGTTGGGTTCCAGCCTGATTGGCTATGGATAAAAGCCAGGAATGCAAGCTATCACCACACTTTGACAGATGCTGTTCGCGGGACAAACAAACAGCTCTGGTCAAACAGGACCAATGAGGAGCAAACAAATTCCACGTTTGTTACATCTTTCGATAGCGACGGGTTCAGTCTTGGTGACGAGTCTGTAAATGGTTCAGGTTCTGTTAATACCAATAACACGACATTTGTCGCTTGGAACTGGCTTGCAGGTAACGGCACCTCAAGCAACACCGATGGCAGCGTCACCAGCACGGTAAGCGCCAACCCCTCGGCTGGTTTCTCGATTGTTAGTTATACGGCAAGCGGTACTGATAACGACACCGTGGGTCATGGATTGGGTGTTCAGCCGTCATTCCACATTGTAAAAAGTAGGGATGGTGCTAGGGATTGGCTGGCTTACACCAGAGAAATTGACGGATCACTTGATTTCTTGCGTTTGAACACTACTGCTGCTGCGGCAAATAGCTCTGCAAATGCTCCGACTTCAACAGTGTTTTCTATTTACGGAGCGGACATTAATACTGCAGGCGAAGACTGCATCGCCTACTGCTTTGCCGAAGTCGAAGGCTACAGCAAGTTCGGCAGTTACACCGGCGGTATAGCTAACTTGTTCATTTACACCGGATTCAAACCAGCATTTTTGCTTATTAAATCCAGCAATGAATCTAGCGATTGGGTGATCATGGATACTGCTCGCAGTCCATATAATCTTGCCGATGAAGAACTAAACCCAAATAGCAGTAGAGCTGAAAGAAGCGACGCTTACATTGATATTGTTTCAAATGGATTTGTACTGAAAAACGGAGCGGCAGCAACAAATGCTTATCAGCATATATTTGCCGCATTTGCCTCGTCACCATTCGGCGGCTCCGGTGTCTCGCCCGCCACTGCTCGCTAGGATCTAACCATGGCTTACGTTCTCAACGGCAAAAAGCTTCGGGTCGGCAAAGCGTTTGTCGATCCAGCCACCTCGATTCAGTACCCAGCAAATTGGCTGAGGCTGGCGAGTGAGGATGACAAGGCTGCGATTGGCGTGGTCTGGGAGGTTGATCCTGCGCCAGTTGATACGCGCTTTTACTGGGACCACGATCTGCCCAAGCGGCTTGAGGACGAGCCTGCTGTTGATGAAAACGGCGACCCCGTGCTGGATGCTGACGGCGTTCAGATCATCAACAAAGGTCT